CCTGCTCAATCTCTTGCCCAAGGTCAGCAAGTTTTTTTAGCGCCGCCTCTTCAATAATCCTCTTGTAACCGATCACCTCTCCTTCAAGTTCGTGGATGCGGTATTTCAAGGCGCGAATATCTCCGTGCTCTGGCTGCGCTGCGGGTGGGGCCAAGTAAACAGGGATAGTGAATTCTCGCGGTGTTGCTGACCCGCGCCTATCGTGATCTGCTTTCAAGTCCCGGTGCATGAATTCGGCTAGTTTGTCAGTGCCGTCAAGCCAACCAACCGGCTCCTGATCTGGCTGCTCCAGTGCGGTGCGTAGTGCGGTGATGGCAGCTTCTTGAGCGACTACACGTTCTTTTATGGGTTTGCAGCCGTATTCCAACGCCTCCAGCGCCTGCTGCACCGTTGCCCGGTCAATTGTGATCTTGGTCATGCCGCTTTCCTTCCGCAGGTACATACGTGGTCGCTCGGTTTGCCGAGAAAGAAAGTCACTTTTCCACCACACGCCTTGGCGTAGCTATACCGGCTGATCTTTGTCCATTTGCATTTCATGGCTTGGACTCCTTAATGCCGTGGGCAGCTTCGATGGCTCGGGCAAATGCAATAGCTTCAGGCTGATTCATGTCGTCAATGCCTTGTGCGTTCCAGATGACCCACATTTGATCATCCGTCAGCGGCTTGCGCTGTGCGTCAAGGTAGGCTTCAAGCTCTTGCTTCTTTGACTCGTACATTACGTGCAACCACTCAACGCGCTCAGCGTAATTACCTGCTGCCCGCCAGTCCTTGCTTTCGTACAGGTCGTCTGGGAGTGGGTAAGTGGGCTGTGCTGCGGGTGGGGTGGTGTAGAGAGGCGTGTTGTATTCGGGATGCCGATCATCTTTCGACCAGATAATGGCGTCGGGTGCGAATGTTTCCCTTGGGTTCATCCACGCCACCGGCTCCTGCTCAATCTCTTGCCCAAGGTCAGCAAGTTTTTTTAGCGCCGCCTCTTCAATAATCCTCTTGTAACCGATCACCTCTCCTTCAAGTTCGTGGATGCGGTATTTCAAGGCGCGAATATCTCCGTGTGCTGGCTCTGGCTGCAACCGAACACAACGAGCTTCCCCGTTATGGCATGGAAAAGTACAGTCGCATTCTCCGCAACCTGTCCACTGTGTCACCGGCTCCTGCTCTGGCTGCTCCAGTGCTGCTTTAAGGGCGGCGATTTCATCGGCAAACCTGTCAAAGTCTTGCCGCTTCACTTGGTAGCGTTCCAGCGCCTCCAGCGCCTGCTGCGCGGCTTGTCTTAGTGTGGTCATGATTGGCGGCTCCTTTCGGTTGCTTGCTTCGCGGCAATTTCTGCTTGTTTTATTGCACGTAACTGCTGATCTTCGTAAGATTCTCCGTAACGAGGTGCAGCCTTCATTGCACGTAAGTATTCATGACTCGCTGCGTTGTACCCGGCACAGCAATGGTCACAATAACACTTACGCCCACAGTATCTTTTCATGCTTGCCCCCTTGCTCGAATGGCGATGGCAGCTTCTGAACCTGTGTCGTAGTTTTCTGCTGTGCGCCAGCACATCTCTCGTTCATGTGCAGCTACAAGGTTGGCAAAGTGTTCAAGCGACTCAGGTGTGGGGTACACAATAGGCTTGTCGGTGATGATTTTGATAGGTGGCATTCCCGCCTCACGCGCCAATGCAATGACCTGTTCTTTATCCATGTCAAAGCCCCTCATCGGCCAGTGCTTCGGCCACAAGCAGAAGAAACATGGATCGTTCAGTTGGCGACATCGTGTGCAAGTCTCCTTCATTGTGCAGCGCCAGTTGGGCAAACCACCAAGTGCCAGTTAGAGGTAAGCCAAGTGCATCGTTCCGCAGCGCCGTGCTGATGGGGCCATATTGCAGATGCTCGTCCTCGGGGTGGATGTAACCGCTTTCAGTATCACGGGCAATCCAGTAAGTTTTGGATTGAACCTTGCCGTTAACCGCCCTCACGGATGTGTACTCATAAGCATTAGGCGGTTCAATCCTCGCCCCACGGGCGGCGGCGAATAACAGGCGGCTCAAAATGGAGCCTCTTCGTAGTTATCAGGATTGAAAGGCATCGGCGGAACTGGCCGATTGGGCGGCAGCTTGGTCGGAAATGGCCACGTATTCATGCTTGCTTCTCAGATCGGACAAGAACTTGCGGAGCCGCTTGATCCGGGTGTCTTGGTAGCCGACGACTGAAGCGGCGTATTCCATCGCGGAGAGTCCCAGCGATCAAGCACCGCCTGCGCGGCTTGTTTTAGTGTGTTCATTTCTTCCCCTTTGTCATTTTGCTCCACGCAATTTCTAGTACGGTTCTGTTCAGAATAGCAATCTTGGTAATTGCTTCCGCTTCATCCATCTTGATAAAACGGTAGGTGACGATGGGTTGCTCTTGGCCTCTAATCTTTTTCTTAGAAGCAATCTCAATCCAACCCTTTTTCCTGGCAGCGTAGAGAGCATTCCGAATGCTGATGGGACTTTCCTCATCACCGAAATGCTCCATCACCTGCTCATTGGTGCATTCGCCACGCCGTACATACAGCGTGACTTCACGAACCAGGCTCATGCCTAGAATGGGATTTCTTGGTCGTCAATTTCCCGAGGCGCACCCTTGATGAGTTTGTCGCCAGGGCTGGATGACCGCTTGTTCACGTTCAACTTGGTGCGATCTTCTTGATAAGTGCTAACCTTGAGCGACAGCAGATGCCCATATTGTGTCTGCTTGATCCACGCACCCAAATTGACTTTTAAGATGCCGCCCTGTGATGGCGGTATTGTTGTCAAGTCAATCAAAATCTCACCGTAATAGTCTGGTGACGAATCTTTGGTTTTTTTGCCTTGTAACAGAGCGCCATAATTTGGTTTCTTTTCATAGTTTGCCATTTAGATTTCCTCGACTACTTCTTTCAGTTTGTTGAGATTGTTGCTGTTATGCAACTCCATTTGTCGCAGCATCCCTGCCTTGCCATCTTCCGTCAACTTCTCACTAGCCTGCAGCCTGTCCACCAGTGCCTGCCAACCATCTGCCCACTCGCTAAGAGTAGCGTACTCTGCGTACACTTTTGCGGTGCCAGAAGCACTGTCTGGCATCATCAGTTTGAATTCCAATGAAGGCTTGTCAAACCCAAGGTTGACGGCAACATCGTTACCCATCTTGATTGCGTTGGGTATCGTGTCAACCTCTGTCTCATCCATCATGCCAAGACCAACATGAGACAAGACAGTGCGCCTGATAGCCTTGGTGGTGGCCTTCATCATGGCATTTGCCAATGCTTCTCCCTTGAGTCCAATCAGGCTGACGCTACCCATGTTTTCCGTGCATCTTCCATCTGGCCCGGTGACTCTTGCCGACACGCAGTAAATGTCCTCAATTTTCTCGCGGTGTGTAATACTTGTGGACAACTTGTGAACAGAGCACAACTGCTGAGTTCCACCAGCGTTGCAATACAGAATCGCCTTGCCCTGCAAAACTAGCAAGTCAAAAGGCTTGGCAGCAGGATCCAGCCCAGCCTGGCGACAGCGGTAATCGTAATACTCTACCTTTTGTTGCGGAGTCAGTGCCTTAATGTCGCCAGTGAGCACGATGCTACTGACAATCTCAGGCGAGATAGTTGCAAGCTCATTCGTCATCAATGTTCTCCAGCAAGTCGGGAATAACAACAATCAGTTCTTTGTACAAGGTGCGAAACAGTGAGCGCAGATGCGCCAAGTTAACACTGTCGTCCTCCATCTTCTCAATTTCTTCCAACGTGTAGTAGGCTGTGCGTCCACCGTTCATGCTGTCTTCTCCTGGTCTGCCAAGAACTTTCTTAGCCGCTTAATCCTGGCATCTTCATACGACACCACTGACGATGCGTATTCCACCGCTGTCTGTGCTTCGAGCCGGTGCAGTTCAGCATCAGCAAGTTCAGCAGCAGCCATCTCAGCGGGTGTCAGCCGCCTGATGATTCTCTTGAGTTGTTGCGTGATGGTCATTTGATTAAGAACCGGCGTGAACCAGTCTTCTCCACGACAAACTTCTCAAACACATCAGGCATTGCCGACTTGAACAGCGTTGCATCAAACGTCATGCTGGGCTTGGCGCTCTTCCACGTTGCCAACACCCGGCCCTCAATGTCCAAGATGGTGTCAGCATCAGCCAGTTGTGATTGCACCCGAGCCTGCAGCCTGCTTTCCTCAGTCTCCAATACCTTGATGTTGGCTTTGATCTGCTTCAGCATGGCGACACGTTGTTCCAGTTGCTGGTCTGCCATGATTGCGTTGTTGACAGACACCGGATACAAACGTTTAGCAGCCTCGATGGACTCAGCCGCGGGTGGTGTTCTGCTAACAATCTGCCCCCAATGGACTGACAGCATCTCTACAAGCTCATCCTTTTCGGCATCCTCAATCTCAAACGGGTACAAGCACAGTTCCTGGCCTCCGAACAGCACTGCCAGCACGATCTTGCGGACACCATGCACCGCCGCCTCATGCACTAGCTGGCCCTTGTCAGCGGGCTTGATGATCTGAGTGCCATCGTCGCCGTAGAACTTCCGCTGATGTGAACCGTAGTTCTTGACCTCGATCAGTGTCTGACCGTCTTCGCTGATGAAATCGAAGTGTGACCTCATCCAAGGGTGTCGCGGATGTGACAGCATATAGTCTGCATCTTTCAGCCCCACTTGCATCTTTTCAGACACTGCGCGGCCAATGGCGTCCTGGAGGCGCAGACCCCACTGGACAGCCTCAACCTCACTCAGGTCAGCAGGGAGTGCATTTCCGGTGCGTTCCAAATACACCTCGGCAACTTTGCCGTCAATGATGCGCCTGGTGTCTGATGCCCACAATGCCTGGTTGCGCGTTGCGGGTTCAAAGTCTTCACGATTGTTCATTGGTCACCTCCTCCAGCGGTTCCCAATGTTTTGCATCAGGGCAAGTCTTAGAGATTGATCTTGCGTTGAAGCAATCCAGCTTGCGAATCTTTCCGCTTACCGGGTTAGCCATTGCAGTCAAATCGCAAAGCCAATACTGATATTTGTGCTCCTCTTTTGTATGCGGTGGCACGTTTGACTTGTCACAATGGCGACAGTCACGGCAGAATTTACTTTCCATATACACCTTTCAAGGTTTAGCTGATGAATCCGCATCAGTAACGGTATCTGGATTATCATGGATATGATGCAACAATGCAATACCCATGATGTTCAAAGGGTCTCGCTGGCGGGTCTGTCAGGCGATCCAGTGGGCATACACAAAGCCTGCAGCTATTCCAGCCACTGCCAACAGGATGCCAACCGCCATCATCGTGACGGCCATACACGTGACTGTCTCAATTGCGCCCATGTCATCGTCGTTTTCAGACAACTTTGCCCTGGCTGGGCAGTCTCGGCCTTGGTTGCAGTTGCCGTAATCGTCGCAGCAGGAAGGCATCAGACTTTCCTCCATCCAACATTGCGCTTTATCCGACTAATTGCGCTTTGATGTACACCAAATTCCAACGATATTTCTTTCTGAGAAACGCCTTGTGACAACAGATATTTAATTCGAGGAATGTCAGCACTACGCAATTTGCTTCGACCGCTGTATTCGCCAAATGTCGGCGCGCTTCGGCCTTTGCGAGATCGATCTTGTGCGTTGTCTGATGGTGTTCCAACAAACAAATGGTCTGGGTTTACACATGATGGCGTGTCGCACCAATGGCAAACATACATTTTTGGATCAATTTTGCCGTTCAACTCTTGATAAAGAGCTCGGTGGACAATTGTCGTGCCTTGCGCGTGTTGTGCCTGGATGGATCGACCATAACCGCCATGCGTAACTGCGCCCATCCAAATGCGGCAACCAGACCAAGGCAGTTTTACAGATCGTTCTTCAACGTAATCTTTGAAAATCATAGCGGTGACTCCTCCACATCGTCAGGGTAAACAGGTTTAGACCGCTTTGGACTCGCTGGCGGGTCTGATGCGGGTATCGGCCACTCAGTCGGGAACGGCCATACTTTCATGCTTCGCCCTCCCCATGACAAACCCGGCACACACTGCCGTCGGTCATGCCTTCGCCTGATCCGTTGCAAGCAGTGCAGATGCCTGGTTCTGAGTCGTCATCGATCACGCTGGGGCCATCGTCGGCCATCATGCGGTGGTAATCATCGTCGTCATAATCGTAGGTCATACATTCCCCCATTGGTTAGCCATAGCATCAGCGATGCCTGAATAGGTTTCACTTCGAATTTTCCACCTGTCGGCAGATGGTGGCAGCCGGTTCTGTCCGCTATCGGTCTGGTTTCCATAGCGAGGTTTTCCGTTTACCATGCGAGGCGCTATCGTCTGCGTAGGCGTGAGATGTGGCAAACCCTTTAGCCATAGACACGTTTTTTTACTTGCATCATGCCCAAACATCCAAGGCTGAATTATTTGGTCGGGCCTACGGATGCGGCTGGATATGACGCTAACCGGGTTCTCAATCGCAATACGCTGGATAGGTGCGTCCATCAGTCGGCGAACGAACGCCAGCGCGTCAATGGTCAATTGGGGGTCGCGTAGCCCTCTTGTCGTCCAGTGCATTCCGGACACCGATAGATAAGTGCATGGGGGGTGCGCCACCATCAGGTCAAACCCGTCGCCGATAACGTCCATAACGTCCCCCTGATAGTGGGGGCCGGGTGCATCAGTGGGCAGCAAGTCGCATGACATAGCATCGTGACCAGCTCGGATGAATGCATCGCGAACCGTCCCCGAATATTCACAGGCAACAAGCACCTTCATGCGTTCTCAGCCAGTGTGAGGCAATAGGCGCATGGATCGGCGTCAAACAGATAAACCTCGCTGATTCGGCGCTCCAAAGCAATGCATTCATCAGGCGTGAACAATGCCAGACCAAAGGCATCCACAATTGACGATGGGCTGTCCTCCGGATGAAATAACAGGCGATCATTAGCCAGATTGTCAAAAAAAGCATGGGCATCGTTTAATGATGCAATGGGTTTAGTGAAATAGGTTTTCATGGTTTCATTCTCCAAAAGTAGATTACAAACGGCAAGGCAATCAAGCCTGCAGCCAGCATGGCCTCGAATAGTTCGCGTAAGTAGCGCATGGGTTCTCTTAAAATGATAGTGGTTAACCCTTGTGGTGCAAGGGTTTGGGGGTTATTTCATCAATAGGTCATCGTGGGTTTGCTAGGCAAATCGTCAATAGTGCCGCGAATAGGCATAACATAGGCCACCGTTTTGCCTTCGAGATCGAGCCATGCAAACCCAACACCTGTACCACCTGGGCGAACTTGTACCGCAAATTTGCGGGTATTGATCAGGTCAGCAGCATCAGCGACTCGCATCAGGTATTTAGGGTTAAAAAACACTTGTTGCGGGTATGGTGAATCGTCATAGCGCGTAACTCTGCGCCAGTCCGGAAAAATACCGTCCAATTCCGAGACAATGGCAATCTCACCCTTAAGCGATTCAAGGGTTACCTGGCGCTTTGCTTTTTCATACTGACCAGCAAAACCATCAGGCAGGGTTATTTTGATGCCTACACGTTTATTTGCTTTGATCATGCTGGCCAGTGGCACCAGTGGCATGATAAATTGACCAACAGGACGCGCCACAGTGTCGATCTGGTGCACTGCCACAGTATGGCCGCAAGTGGCCACCAGAAAAGAGCCAGTAGGGCCGGTATCAATGCAAACACCCATCAAATAAAACCTAACGTCTTTTTTAGCTGCGAACATGGCAATAGCTGCCAAGTGTCCGGGCATGATCATCAGATCATTGTCGATGGTAGTGTTGGTTTCAGTAGCGGTAGCGTTTTCCATGATGTACTCCAAGTTAACGGCATAAGTGCCACAAAGCCCTAACCCGTAGGGCTTTAAGACGTTACGCTCAGAATGCAGAGCAATAAACGAAACCTTCGTCAGTCTCACCAACGATAATCGTATGCTCATTCAACCAGTCGCGAACAACATCAACACGATCTTCAGCTTCGGCGCAGTCTGACAGGTCAATGTGGTAATTGTTGGCAATCTCGATTACGCCATCGTGCGAATAGTCGCAGCAGATAGCGATAACGTCCAGATCCATCTCTGTGCCAGTTGACTTTTCTATCTCTTCCAGATAATCAAACAGAGCCTTCAGAGCCTCATAACCAAATTGCTCATAGCGGTTATAAGTATAGAAAGCCTGCATGAATGATTCAAAATTAACTGTCTGTTTCATGGTGAACACCTTATAAGGTTATCGGGACAATTCCCGCATATGCTCACAGTATGAGCATAAGCTGGAGCTGTCATTACAGGTTTTTAGCAATGGCGCAAAATACCCTCTTGTAAGCTAATGCCTCGCGGTATGTATCGCAACGAACCTTGTCCGCCACATTGCCGGATGGATCGCGCAACAGTACAGCCCATAAGCCACCTGCATCCCGCTCAAATGTCACATATGCGCCATTCTTGAATTCTTGAATTTTCATTGTGTTCTCCAATAAGTTAATTGACGATGCGGATCGCATCCCATAGCGCCCATGTAGACGCTACAGGATGGGATCAGACAATCCAATCTTTGCTCAGGTGAGCGCGAACCCTGTAAGCAGCTTCGTAGATTTCCCGCTTGCTCTTGTTTGACATGGCAGAACGATGCAAGGATGACAAGCTACGTGCAACATAGTCAAGGCCAAGTACTGCGCCATGTTGAAGGGTTTTCTGTACTTCGCGGGCTTCGGATTTCGTCATTTTGGTTCTCCAGGTAGTTGGTTAGTGAGACTACACTGTAACAGATTTTGTGACATTGGCACTAGGGGTTTACCCTTACACTGTATGCACTGTGTATGCACTGTGCATAGTGCATAAAAGGGGCAAAAATGCCTGTTTTTATGCATGCATTGCACTACTACCTATAGGTAGTGCAAACAGTGCATAACAGTGCATGGCAAAATGGATGTATTGTTGACCAATGGGTCATTAAGTTGAAAGGTGGTGAAGATGGCGTACGCATTGGCGGAAGTTGCCGAGATTCAGGAGCGTTTGGTAGCTGAGATTCAGACAGGGCGAAGCCTTCGGCAGGTTTGTGGCGATGATGGAATGCCTGACATTCGGACGGTTACGCGTTGGCTTGTGGCGGACGCCGACTTCGCCCACAAGTACGCACGCGCTCGCATGGCGCAGGCGGATGTCCTATTTGACCGCATGGAAGCCGTAGAAGAAGCCGTAAGCGCCGGAACGATGGATTCCCATGCTGCCAGGGTGGTGCTCGATTCAATGCGATGGCGGGCCAGCAAACTCGCCCCCAAAGTCTACGGCGACCGACTCGATGTCTCCGTGACAGACACCCGCATCAGCATCAGCGGCGCCCTAGCTGCTGCACAAGCTAGGCTTGTGGACGTTGTGGATGTTGCACCGCGCATTTGTGCATCCGATGTGCAAAATGTGCAAGACCAGGACGGCTAGGGGGGGGAGGGA